TGTCTGGTTTACTTGAGCCATCCGTAAAAATTGAGATTGAGATACAAAGCCAAGAGAAAAAAGGCGAAGCGTGTCCAGTTGCCACAGGTGACGTAGAAGTCAATCTTGAGTGTCGTCAGAAAGCCATCGACAAGGCGAACTACGGCCCAATGAATCCCAATGAGCCAAACGCTGATTACTGGCGTGACATTTCTAAGGCTTGGAGAATCTCACCTGCACAAGCTAAAAAGTCTCGTTGCGGAAACTGCGCTGCCTTTATCCAAACCCCTAAGATGCTTGCTTGCATTGAATCAGGCTTGGAGATGGGTGGGATGGAGATGGATGCTTGGGAAGTCATTGACGCTGGCGACTTAGGCTATTGCGAAGTGTTTGATTTTAAGTGTGCTTCCAAGAGAACTTGTGAGGCATGGATTAGTGGTGGGCCAATAACCGAGGATGAATATGATGGGAACGACAAATCAACAGGCGATGGAAATGATGCAGAAACTTATGCAGAAGAAGACTAAGCCCATGCCCGAGCGTGGTGAGCGTACTGCAAAGAACAAAGCAAAGAAGCCTAAAAAATGATTAAACGAGGCTCAGAGCAGTTTTCTGGCTATAACAAGCCCAAAGCTACTCCTAGCCATCCAACCAAGTCTCATGCTGTTTTAGCTAAGTCTGGTGAGGATGTAAAGCTAATCCGTTTTGGTCAACAGGGTGTAAAAGGTTCACCTGATGGCACGAAGCGTAACGAAGCGTTCAAGGCTCGTCATGCTGAGAATATTGCCAAGGGTAAGATGAGTGCAGCGTATTGGGCTAACAAGGTAAAGTGGTGAGCAACATGAAAATGACAAAAGCTGGTCAGAAGAAAGTTGGCAAAGTGATGGGTGAGTACAAGGAAGGTACTCTGCACTCTGGCAAAGGCGGTAAAGTTGTTAAGAGCCGTGACCAAGCTATTGCCATTGCTATGGCTGAAGCTGCTAAAAAGATGGGTAGGATGAAATAATGGCTGACTTAGGCGCATTTTTTGGTAATCCAAACATACAGCGTCAAGGTGCTAGGGCTAGAGCCTTGGCAGGGCAGAGAGATGTAAACACATTACCAGACCCACTTACCTATGCAGTTATGCAAGGTTTGCTAGGCACAAGACCAGATGAGATGGGTTTTAGTGTTCTTAATCCTGATTACGAAAAGATTAAAAAAGTAGCAGAGCCAGCGTTTGCTTTGGGTTTGCTTGGTCAAGCAGCACCTGCATTAGCACCTTTGACTAAGGGTTTACCAGTAGGAGCAAGCATTAAGAATGTTGGCCAACAACTTATCTATCATGGTACTTCACCAAAAGCAGCTAAAGCAATTGAAAAATCAGGATTTGATGTAACAAAATCTGCTGATGGAACAATCTGGTTTACAAACAATCCTAATATTGGGGAAGTTGCTGCAACTGGCAAAGGTGCGGTAGTAAAGCGTTTTCTTGATGAAAAGAAAATGAAGCTAGGTGGATGGGATGATACTGATAAATTCAGTACAGATGAGTTAATTCAAAAAGGTTTTGATGGTCTTAAATTAGAAGACAAAAAAACTGGGGAAATAACGTATCAGATTTTTAATCCAGAGAAGTTAGCTGTAAATAAATCGTATAGTTATCCACAGCAAGAAGCACTAGATACAGCACAAAGAAACGCTGCTTTGCCTGTTGAAAAAGGTGGTCTAGGACTTCCTAAAGACAATACGGCTATGGATAGAGCAAAAGCAATGGGATTTGACATAGATACATTGCATGGCTCTCCAAACCCTTATATTGAGGCATTTGACCCAATGTTGGCAGGTGGCAATACAGGCAATGCTTTTGATAACAATATCTTTGCAACAAGTAGCCCAGAATCTGCAACTGGATATGCTCTTAACTGGAAGCACTATAGAAATACAGTTAAGACAAGCCCAGAATTTAAAGCCATCACTCGTGAAGAAAACTCTTTGCTTAGAGACATTGGAAATCTAAGAGAAGCAGGTGATGTTGAAGGTGTTGCTAATGTTAGAGCTAGATTAGAAGAATTGACGCAACAGAAAACAAACATCTACAACGATTTCATGGCTGGTAAGTTAGGCTCTGAAGGCTCATCTATTTATCCATTGATGGCTAGAAGTGAAGACTTTTTACCCTATGAGGCAGAAGGTGCTAATTGGATGAAGGCAAACCGCCCTGCAATTGATGCTGCTGAACAAGCGGGCTACTCAGGTGCTTTGATTAGAAATGTAAAAGATAACGCTGGCGCAAATCTAGGAACAATTGCTGACGTTCTTGCAACATCTGACCCTAGTAGATTCCGTTCTCGCTTTGCTTCATTTGACCCAATGCGTAGGAACGAAACAGATATTCTTGCTGGTTTGCTACCATTAGGTTTGATAGATGAAGAAAAGCGTAAAGAAATCCAAAGCCTGTTAGAATAAAGTATTACTTAACCTTGACCAACCCTAGAGGAGTCAAACAAAATGATTGAAAAACAATCAAACATTTCATATCGTGGTGGCGCACGAGAAGGCGCAGGAAGACCGAAGGGAAGTCTTGATAAGGGCAATGCTGTTCTTAGAGAGATGATACTGGAGGCACTAGAGGGCGCAGGTGGCGTTGCTTATCTCGTAGAGAAGGCAGAGACACACCCACAGGCTTTCATGGGACTAATCGGTAAGGTCTTACCACTCCAAGTAACTGGAGAAGAAGGTAAAGACATTCAGATAAGCGTCCAATGGCAGAAGTAATCGAGATAGCTTACAAACCCAGAGAACAACAGCTTGCTATCCATGAACTGATGGACAGTAAGCGTTTTGGCGTTGTTGTTGCTCATAGGCGCATGGGTAAGACAGTCTCTGCGATTAACCACTTAATTAAGGATGCTTTGCTCAACCAAAAGGAAGCCCCTAGATACGCCTATATAGCCCCTACATACGGACAAGCTAAGAGGGTGGCATGGGACTACCTTGTGAAGTATGCAGAGCCTCTGGGTGGCACTAGCAATATTTCAGAACTAAGGGTGGACTTCTGGGGCAGACGCATCCAGTTGTTTGGCTCAGACAATCCAGAAACACTCCGTGGTCAATACTTTGATGGGGTAATCTTAGACGAGATTGGTGACCAGAATCCTAAGATATGGACAGACATTGTTAGACCTGCACTAGCTGACAGAAAAGGCTGGTGTCTCTTTATTGGTACGCCTAAAGGACACAACCACTTCAAAGAACTGAGAGACAGGGCTGAGAAAGAGGATGGATGGGGATTGCTAGAGTTCAAAGCCTCAGAGACAGGGGTAGTGGATGAGGTAGAACTGAAGGCTGCTAAGAGTGAGATGGGTGAGGATAAATACCGCCAAGAGTTTGAGTGTTCATTCGATGCAGCAGTTGAGGGTTCTTACTATGGGCAAATCCTAAACGAACTAGAAGACAAGAAGCACATGCAAGAGATTCCAAGAGAGGAAATCAGCAGAACATTTACTGCTTGGGACTTGGGAATGGGTGACTCTACGTCTATCTGGGTGGCTCAGTTAGTGGGTACTGAGGTGCGACTAATTGACTACTACGAGAATCACGGAGTAGGCTTAGACCACTACGTTAAGTGGATTAAGGACAACGACTATCTCAAAGCAGAGCATATTTTGCCCCATGACGTTAGGGTCAGGGAACTTGGGACAGGTAAAAGCAGAATGGAAATGCTTGAGGAATCAGGACTAGAGGTAAAGATTGCTCCCAGAATGGGACTAGATGATGGCATCCAAGCGGTAAGAAGGTTATTGCCAAGGTGTTGGTTTAATGTGCCAAAGGTGCAAACAGGACTAAATTGCTTGAGAAACTATCGCAGAGACTACGATGAGAAGCGTAAGATATTCTATGAAAGACCACTACACGATTGGTCAAGTCATGGCTCTGATTCGTTCCGTTACTTAGCCCTTGGAATAGATGAAGGTCATTCAACTTGGTCTAAGCCGATTAACCAAACTCCGAAATGGATTGTCTGATGTATATAACAATGCAGGGTGTAAATTTAGCACCTAAAGTAAAAGAACTTGAAAAGCGTATCGAAATGCTTGAAAATATGGTAAAAGAGTTACAATTGGATAAACCCCGAATGGGTCGCCCTCCAAAGGACAAACATGGAACAGAACGAACTGAAGTCAATACTACAGTCAGAAATTGATGATGCAATTGGCTTTATTGAAAGCGAAACTGTTGAGCAGCGCAAACAGGCTTTGGAGGCTTATCTACGACAGCCATATGGTAATGAAGTTGAGGGTAAGTCTCAAATCGTTACTGGAGAAGTGGCAGAAGCGATAGATGGTGCGCTACCTAGCTTAGTCCGTATCTTTACAGGCTCAGACAATATCGTAGTCTTTGAGCCACAAGGCCCAAGGGATGAAGCCTCTGCCAAGCAAGCGACTGACTACTGCAATTGGGTGTTCAACAGGGATAACGCTGGTGTAGCCATTCTGCATGATTGGTTCAAAGATGCCTTGATGCAAAAGAACGGCATTGTTAAAGCATATTGGGAAAATAAAGAAGACATTACTAAAGAGCGTTACTTTGACTTGTCTAACGATGAGTTAGCAATGCTGATGAGTGATGAGACTATGGAGATTGTCGAGCAAGATACGACAGAGTTCCCAATTATTGACCCGATGGGTCAGCCAGTTATAGACCCTATGGGTATGCCTGTGATGAGTGCTACACACAATGTTGTAGTGCAACAAAAGAAAAAGTCAGGCAAGGTAACGATTGAGAATGTTCCTCCAGAGGAGTTCTTGATTAGCAAAAAGGCTAGAACTATTGCTGATTCACCTTTTGTAGCCCATCGTCAGATGTTAACTCGTAGTGATTTGTATGCTATGGGCTTTAATAAAAAGCAAGTTGAAGGCTTGCAGATGGGTGATGCACTAGCGTACACACCAGAGCGTGTGGCTCGTTATGCAGCAGGTGAGCAGCCTTACCAAACGCAGACAGATGACCCATCAATGCAAGAGATTGAAGTCTTTGAGTGCTATGTCAAAACTGATATGAACGGAAAGGGCATTGCTGCTCTGACTCAAGTCTTTTACGCTTCTAATGAGATTCTGCAAGATGAGGATGGTAAGGAGATGGTTGAGGAAGTGGACTATGTTCCTTTCCACTCAATCTGTCCTATACCAATTCCACACAAGTTCTTTGGTAACTCACTAGCTGACAGAACAGTTGACCTACAGTTAATCAAGACCACTATCACTCGTCAGATGTTGGATAACTTATATCTGACAAACAATGCTCGTGTGGTTGCTGTGGAAGGTCAAGTAAACCTTGATGACTTGCTTACATCTACTGCTGGTGGTGTTATTCGTGCCAAGTCACAAGGTGCTGTTCAACAGTTAGTTGTTCAGAACGTGGCTAATCAGGCTTTCCCAATGCTTCAGTATTTGGACACAGTACAGTCTAAGCGTACTGGTGTGTCTGATGCTACACAGGGGTTAGACCCATCTATCTTGCAGAACGTGACTGCTGCTGCGGTTGCTTCAATGCAACAAGCTGGCGCAGGTAAGATTGAACTGATGGCTCGAATCTTTGCTGAGACAGGTGTTAAGTCTTTGTTCCAAGGCATCTTGCACTTGCTCTGTAAGTATCAGGACAAGGCTCGTATGGTTCGTATGCGTGGTGAGTTCGTAGAGTTTGACCCTAGAACATGGGCTAACCAATACGATGTTTCTATCAACGTAGGTTTAGGCGCAGGGAATCGTCAAGAGCAGATGGCTATGTTGTCGATGGTTCTTGCTAAACAAGAGCAGTTGATTGCTCAGTACGGCCCTGCTAATCCTTACGTTTCACCTGCTCAGTATCGTGGAACATTAGGACGCATGGTTGAGATTGCTGGCTTTAAAGATAGTGCTGAGTTCTACAAAGCGATTACGCCAGAGCAAGACCAGATGCTCTCTAATCCTCCTCCGCAACAACAGCAGATGCCTCCAGAAGTGCAAGCAATCATGGCTAGGACTCAAGCTGAGATACAAGCTAACCAAGCCAAGGCACAAGCTGACATTCAGTTGAAGCAACAGCAACAACAGATTGACATGGAGATGGCACAACAAAAGGCTGTTCTTGAAATGCAGATGATGCGTGAGAAAGAAGCTGCTAAGTTGCAATTAGAGCGTGAGAAACAACAGGCTTACTTTGCTATGAAGCAACAAGAGTTTGAAGCAGAAGCACAATTGAAAGCAATGAAGATTGGTGCTGGCATTACATCCAACGTAGAAATTAGGGGTTAAACATGGCATCAGCAGCACTAACGTATGCTTTAAACAATGGCATGAGCCAAGAGCAATACTATAAAAACATCTTTGACTATGTGAATCAGAATCGTGGCTTAAACGATGTTCAACTACGAGCAGAGATGGATAGACTTGGAGTTAGCGCAGAGGATGTAGCCTCTGCTACTGGTGTTCCTTTGGCTGGTGTTCAGACTCGTTATAACATTGCTGACGAAGGCGCAGGTAGATACATTGCGCCTGAGAATATTCCTGCGTCTGTTGGTCTGACTTATGGTCTAAACAACAACATGACCCAAGCGCAGATTGACAAAAACATCTTTGATTTTATTGCCAATAATCGTGGTTTAAATGATGTTCAGTTAGCTGCTGAGATGGATAGATTAGGTTTTAGTCCTAACGATGTTGCTCGTGCTACTGGTGTAAGTTATGAGAGCGTAGCTGGTAGATATAACACTGCTAAAACAGGTAATGTTGTCGGTACTAATAACACGGCAATTACTGATATTTTTAATCAGTATGTGACTCCTACTGGAACTGGAACAATAACTCCAACAACTGTAATTCCAAAAACTGTAGTTCCAAAAACTGTAGTTCCTATAACTGGAACACCAGTAAATCCAGTAATAACAGCAGGTCAGATGCGTGAGTTATTTCCATCATTTGCAGAATCTAAGCGTTTAGCAGGTGAATTTGTGGCGAAACGTCCAACCACTTCTAACATTGTCAATATGATTCAAGGTGCAAATGTAAGCCCAACATATAGACCGCCTCCTATTAACGCAATGCCTACTGGATTGATGGACGCTTGGACTGCTGCCGAAGCATCTGGTAACTATGGTGATGTAGCTAATATGCTCAAAGGCGTTACTAGAAATGATTTGCGTAACTATGGTGCATCTGCTGCTGACATTGATTACATTACTTCTCGTCCACAGATAGCAGGTTTATTCCCAACTGCAACAACTAACACTCCGTCATTGAACAATGTGTTAAGCATGATTTCTAAGTGAGACAAGAATGAACTATCAAGAACTGGTTAGTTTAGTTGGTGGAAACAATCCTCAGAGTGCTACTTATGAGGACATTGTTTCTGGCATACAG